GTACTTAGTTGTGCCATAGTTTCCTCCTTAATTTTATGTTGTGCTTAATAAAAATCCTTCCCAAAAACAGTTTTCACTACCAGTGTTATAACCTCTAGTACCACCACTAGCTTGTTCAACAAATGCTTCTACATAATCATTGCTATCAAGATCAACTGTACCAGAACATAAAATTGTTGATTCATTTCCACTAAAACCTCCACCAGATTTAAGCCTTCTATAAATAACATTGCTACCATTTTTTCTAATAAGTAAGTCTATTCTATCTCCTTGACTATCAGACCAGTTGATACTGACTT